AAGCAATATCCTAAGCGATCGTCTATATACTCTTGATCAGCTTACGAGCAATATTGTAAATAATAGTATTGCAACTCTAAATTCTACTGTAAGTGAAAACAACACTAATACAAGCAACTTCATATTATCAACAAGCAATATCCTAAGCGACCGTCTATATACTCTTGATCAGCTTACGAGCAATATCGTTAATAATAGCATTGCAACTCTAAATTCTACTGTAAGTGAAAACAACACTAATACAAGCAACTTCATATTATCCACAAGCAATATCCTAAGCGATCGCCTATATACTCTTGATCAGCTTACAAGCAATATCGTAAATAATAGTATTGCAACTCTAAATTCTACTGTAAGTGAAAACAATACTAATACAAGCAACTTCATATTATCCACAAGCAATATTATTTCAAAGCGAATAACTGATTTAACTACTGATATGATTACAGAAAATATAAGTGCAGCTAATAAGTTTATAGTTAATAATAGATATAATAACAATCTTTTTGTTAATGGAGATTTAACTATTAATTCTAATTTAATAGTTCTTGGTGATAGCACACGACTTGAAACAACTGTATATACTACTGAGAGACTTGAAGTAATTAATGCAAACAATAATTCAACCGCTTTAATGGTGCAGCAGAAAGGTAATAGCACTGATATACTTGTAGCTTCAAATCTAACCACAAATGTATTTAATATTGGCGCAAATGGCGATGTTAATATTCTTGGCATTTATAGAAAAAATAATAGAGATGTCTTTTTTGACACAAGCAATTATGTATTAACTGCAAGTAATAACTTGATAAATAAAGTGAAAGAGAATGATAATAATTCAAGTAATTATATTTCAATAGTTAATGATAATTTAATTTACCAAATAAATGAGCTTAATGATGCACAGCTCAACTATGTATTATCTACAAGTTCAAATTTAGGTGATGGCTTAACTGCGGTGATTTATAATATGAATATAAATGACAGAAGTATAAGTAATTATGTGCTAACCACAAGCAATGTTATACAGCGACGAATAAATGAGATAACAACTGATAAAATTGTAGAGGGCTCAAATAATAAATTTATAATACAAAATAAATATAATAGTAATCTTGAGATTAATGGAAACCTTGTTATTAATTCAAATCTTGTAGTAAATAGCTTGGCGACATTAAACAATAATTTAAATATTACTGGAGATGTTAATTTTACAGGCGATTTATACAAAAATGGTATGGTTTATCCAAATGGCAAAACATATACCGGAAGTTCCTCTATATTATCTCAATATAGCCCTATACAAACACAATTCAGTATGTATAAAAATGTCGTTGAGAAATCTGGCAGCGGCTGGCAATTTATAGATAATAATATTAATATTATAGATGACAAGGTTCAGGGTTTCTGCGTTCGCATTAAACCGAACCATTATTCATCAAAAATTCTAATTAATTTAAATTGTCATATAGGTATTGATTATGGGACTGATGCAAGATGGTGGGGACTCCGCTTATATCGCAAGATTGGCGAAGCAGGTGAATGGACGCACATTTCAAATGCTGATGGTACTGATTACAATAATAACAATGGGACTACTTGCTGGCTGTCGCATAATTTAGGCGCGGATTCAAGCACACATTCCTATTTTATAGCAAATATATCAGGTGCATACTATGATATCCCTGGCATATCTGAGGATTATATCTATTATACTGCAAAATGGTGCTCATTACTTGGCGATAACACGCAGAATGGTAAGTTATATTTAAATAGACCAGCTATAATAAACTCTTTAAATGCTCCTATTGTTTCTTCATCTTGGAATGTAAGCGAAATATGGCAGCTGGAAACATCATATTTCCCTAAGGGAGGTATCGTAACAAAGTATACACCTACCCAAACACAATTCAATATATATAAAAATGTTGTAGAAAAATTAAGTGGCGGCTGGCAGTTTATAGATAACAATACCGATATTGTCAATAATAATATCCAAGGTTTCTGTGTACGCATCAGACCAAGCCATTATACTTCAAAAATATTACTTAATTTAACTTGCCATATAGGTATTGATTATGGAACTGACGCGAGATGGTGGGGTCTTCGGTTATATCGCAAGATTGGCGAAACAGGTGAATGGACACACATAACAGACGCCAATGGTAATAATTATAATGATGGGACTCCCTGCTGGCTCTCGCATAATTTAGGAGCAGAGTCAAGCACATATTCGTATTTTATTGCAAATGTTTCTGGAGCTTACTATGATATGCCTAATGCAATGGATACATATGTGTATTATACAGTGCAGTGGTGTTCGCAATTAGGAGATATCGCGCAAAATGGCAAGTTATATTTAAATAGACCGGCGACCTATAATAGCTCTAATAGCGCTGTCCTCTCATCATCTTGGAATGCCCAAGAAATATGGCAATTAGAAACTACATTTATCCCCAAGAATGCGGTTATTTGTCAAAATATGTCAATACAGACATTGTTTAATATATATAGGAATATTGTTGTTAAAACAGGATATGATTGGCAATTTATAGATAATAATATTAATATTATTAATGAAAAGATTCAAGGTTTCTGTGTTCGTATTAAACCTACGCATCCTTCGTCAAAGGTATTAGTGCATATATCTTGTCATATAGGTATTGATTATGGGACTGATGCGAGATGGTGGGGGCTACGCTTATATCGCAAGATTGGCGAAGCAGGTGAGTGGACGCATATATCTGAAGCTGATGGGAATAATTTAATAGATAACCAGGGGACTTCGTGCTGGCTCTCGCATAATTTAGGAGCAGAGTCAAGCACATCCTCGTATTTTGTAGCGAATATTTCGGGTTCATTCTTTGACTTACCTGGAACATCCAGCGACTTCGTATATTATACTGCTAAATGGTGCTCAATATTAGGAGACAATTCGCAAGAGGGCAAGATATATTTAAATAGACCGGCCTATTACAATAATTCTAACAGTGCCGTCCTTTCTTCATCTTGGAACGCTCAGGAAATATGGCAATTAGGGACGCCCTATGAACCTGCTGAATATTCTATAATAAATATTTTTAATAATAATAATGTTGGTATAGGCAATACAAATCCTATATGTAAATTAGATGTTAATGGAACTATTAATGCTATTAATTATTCTACTATAAGTGATAGGCGGTTTAAAAAAGATATTCGGCCAATTGATAGTTCGCTTGAGTTAATTAATAGAATAAGCCCAGTATCTTACTTAACAATAGAGCAAAATGAAGGAGATAGAAAGAATTATGGTTTTATAGCTCAAGATTTACACAGTATAATTCCCGAAGCTGTTAATGTGCCTGCAAATGAAAGCAACAAGTATACTATTGAGTATATGTCAATAATACCACTATTAGCCAAGTCTATCCAAGAATTATCTGAAAAAATAAATAACCAGCAGAAAACCATTGATGATTTAAATGATAAGCTAAATAAGCTAAGTAATATTGAATAAATAATTGTTATTCCCTAATCTATTTTTTTTATATTATATAATATTATATAATGACTGAAAAAAACGAAGATAATAGGAGTGAATATAAGATGTCGCATAATTTATCATTTAAGATAGAAAAATTGTTATCAAAAACAGAAGCATTAGTTCTATTATGCAGTAAAGCGAGTGGATATTGGAGTATGATTAAATTCGCTTTTAATATCCCCTTAGTTCTTACCTCAAGTGCTATGTGTATAATAAACTCAATAAGTGAAGATGCTAACGAAGTAAAGATACCAAACATCGTCGTTAATGCTATTAGTGTTTTAATTATGTCTCTTAATAATTCTATAAAGGCGAGCGAAAAATGCGATCTATTCCGTAGATTAGGACAACAATTCTTATTATTAGCAGGGCAAATAGAGAATGATGACGAAATAACAGATAATGAATTTAGTTTATTAGCATTAAAATATGAAAACCTCATAAATGACATATTGTTTGAAGAAATACCTAACAGATACAAGATGCAGGTTGTTGAAAGTTTTAAAGACAGGCATTTGCCATTGCAACTTAATGGAACAATAGGTAATAATACAACTTTTAAAAAAACTAATTCAGCAGAAATTGTAATAAGACAACAGAATGCTATGAATGTATAATATCATATACAAAGTATATTTTAATCATTATCTATATCATTATCATCATATATATTATAATTATCATTATCTTTGAAATTATAATCATCATCCTTTTCTTCATCCTTATAGGCATCATCTATATCTCCGTCATTACCACCAGCATCACCAGCCTCGTCAGTATCTCCAGCTTCATCGCCGTCATTGACATTATATACATCCTTTATTATACCAGCTGCTTTAACTTGCCTGCGAATTTCATTTTCTTCAATATCTAAGTTTTGATTTTCTTTTAATTTTTTATTTTTATATTCTTCGCGTTTTTCATTAATAAATATAGCTATCTCTTCGGGTGTAAGGAATCTGTTATATTTTCCATCTAAATAGAGTTTTAAATATTCATAGAGTTCCTCTGCATTATATGTAATAAAATCGCTTGGTATATTTTCAACACCTGATAAATCAGGAAAATTGAGAGAATTACTTATAATTAGTATATTAATTGTATTTATTAAGTCAGCATTCTCATCGTTATAATATTTAATTTTATTTAAATTATAGAGATGTTTATTAATCATCTTCTTTATCACTTTAATGGATTTCATAATCTTAGCTTTTAATACTTCGTTCTCATTGTATTTGGTGGATGAATTGACATTAACATATAATATTCTACATATATTAAGTAATATTTCTTTGTAATTAATATATTTACAATTTAGGAAGTCGCTTCCAATATTCTTCTTCACCTTTTTAAGTCGCAAAATATTCTCAGTAATTACAGCTTCAATTGGGTCTATCTCGTAATTTATTAGATTGTCTATTAAATTATCAGGCAATAGCTCAGATATACCACGCATACTTTCTAACCACACATTAACACTATAATTATCTATGTCATAAATATATGGTTTATTTTTAATAAATTTAATATTTTTATGTTTTTCCTTAATTTCCTTTAAATATATATCATCGTCATTATCATCATTTGAAACAGCAGAATTTTCTTCCTCAATTCCAAAGTCATTATCTTCATTATCAACATCTTGTCGTCCCTTCTTTGCTTTCTTGTTCTTCTTCCTAATAATCTTTGGTGGTGAAAATCTTATATCGCGCTCTTTATTGATTAGACGGACTTTAGAATAAAGCTCTTTTAACTTGATTATCTCTGTGTTATTAGTAGTTTCAAAATCTGATATATCATTAAAATCTAAATCTAATTTGCGAAGGCAACAGCCTTGTATATATTTATGTATTTTCTCATATTTTGCATTGTTATTAGGAGTGAATAGCAATTTATCTATATAATATTTTTCATCATCTGTATACTTTGATTTATCTATAGCGCATCTATTGGTCGTATGCTTCTTATTTAGCAGTTCTGTCAATATGTTAGCATCCTTATCCTTGTATTCTTCCTCTACAATAGATATTAGGGTTTTCCGCAATCCCTTGATATCTATCATATAATCATTTTCATCTTTGTATTTAAAGAAGTCGCTTATTAATTCTATAGCATAATATAATAACCCGTGTGTATTGAGTTTATCAATATGGTTTGGATTTAAATAGTTCAAATTTAGAGATATATTGTTTTTTAATATATTTTCTTGCGTATCTACAATCCAGAAGCAAACTGCATTATAGAATATTATATTAATAGTTTCTATAAACTTTTCATTAACCGTCTTAACTATATCTTTATGGGTTTTATCTATATTTTTAGTTAATAATAAATGCAATGGTGTCAATTCAGCATATTTCTTTGCATATTTCTTTGCGTTCTCAATATCTATATTCTTTTTTTCAAATTCTTTTAAGTAATTCTCATATCGCGTGGATACGCTGCGGTATTTCTTAAATAAATAATTAGATAATGCGTCGTAATCAATATCTATGTTTGCAATATCATTAATCTTCCTAATCATTTCAAGTATTATTTTTAATATCTCAATAAATCCCTTCTCATTTCTAAAGTTTATATTTGATATATATGTATTTAAATTATAGGTATTCACAACCCTATTAGCGGCAGCAGCTGTATCATTTATATCAGCGTCATTTGCTATACCCTTATTTTCATCGTCAATAATATCATCGTCATCTTGTACTCCCTCGTAGTCGTCTATGTCGTTTCCATCGCAAATAGCTTTGTTTTCCCTCTTAGATATAACATATTTTTTTCCGTCTTTATCATAATCAAATATATGTTCGCGCGAATGTACAAAAGCATTTTTAATATTATCACAATCTTCTTTAATATCCTCAAAATTTTCCTTGGCTTCTAAAATATTATTAATAGTTTCAAGAGCATTATCAATATTGATAGTTTTAATTGACATTTTGAGTTCTTCAATAACATCTTCAATTGTAATGCTATCCTCGTTTACCTGCTTTATAATGTCATAAATGTTATAATTTCGCAAAGGCTCAACATCGGTATAAATTATATCGCTTTTATATTTTGTTATAAGTTCCTTAGTTTTCTCAAGAAAAGAAACAATTTGTGTGGATATGTTAATAACTTTTAATGTCTTATCTATGTTATCAAAAAAAGTTAACTTTTTATTAATTAATACAGGGCGTTTTATTTTAAAACCTTTATGGATATTTTTCCGCTCTTTTTCATCATTTATAATAGAATACATATAGTCAGTTAAAACATTAAGATCTGCCTCAGTAATAAAGTCAAGCGAATAATCGTATTTTTTAAATATGTTATTAATATTACTATAATCAAGATAAAAACTCTCCTTGTTATTATTTATTTCACTAATAATAACACCTATATCCGGTCGCGTATTCTTAATTAACTGATATATATCTTTATAATTTGCCGATGATTTATAGTTAGTATTAACACTATTTAATAAATGCGATGCTACTTTGGCATACATATAGTCATCTGTGGTAGTTGTAGGAATCTTGTAATATGATCCTATAATAGGGAGACTAATATCATCGCTATCATTTATATCAAAGATATTCTCTATTTTATCCATCTGTTTGCATTTTATAACAGGGTAATCTTTGATGATTGGATAATATTTAGGGAAATCAGTATTTTTAAATTGGGGGTTGTCTGTAATAATAGTATTTGTATTATGCGTAGGCTTTAAGCGTATTAATGTAGATTTTCTATCATATGATATGCAAAACTTTCGCTTTACAAAGTCTTTAAGGTCGCTTTTGTTATTATATTTTTCTATAAAATTATAGGTAGCTTCCTTGCTATCGTCGTCTCCGTATTTTTCTATTTCTCCTTCAGCTGCAAAAATATAGTTTGTAAAATCTTTAATTTTACCATCATTACTCTCGCGATTTGCAAGTATTTCATAAAATAAACTTCTTAATAGGTCGGCTTTTTTTTTATTTTTAAAAAAAATATATAGATGATTATATATTTCTTCTCTATCCAAAGCAATAAACGAGGGATTTATTTTGCTCATTTCTTCAAAACTAAGTATCTCCGCATATTCAATATCATCTAACTCTTCATCAATATATTCAATATCTCTTAGATTTTCAGTATCCATTGCCATTTTGAACTTATGTTTCTATTTACTACAATAATATATATTATTATTATGTAAAAAAGTAAACAAAATAAATTAAGTAAGTTATAGCAAACTTAAATATTCTCAATAGCGAAGTTAGTCCATTCGTTTTTAATCTTGGATAATTCCTCTATGATGATTGAGCAATTTTCTTCAAGGAATGATGCAAATATCTTGGAACTTGTAGGATCACTTACATTTTCCAATGAGATGCGAATAATCATCAAAGATTTTAGCGGATGAGGGCAAATATAGCCAATATAAGTACAAGATATTTTGTCTTTAAATTTATTATTTTCCCTAATATAATTGCTATGAATATAGGATTGTATAATATTTCCTAAAGTGTCATCTTCATCTTCAATAATAAATTCAAAAGTCCCTTCAATATCTTGAAATTGCTGAATTTTGACCTTTGTAGATCTTTCGCTATTTAATTCTTTTTTAAGTGCTTCAAGTTTATTAATAATGATATCTAAGGATTTTGACACTAAATATTTTGGCCCTATGTTATGATTTATGCTTTCAATATCAAACTTGAATCGCACAGGATCGCCATATTTATTTTTGTAATACGAGCGTTCCTTGTCCAAAATATTTTGTTTCTTATCTGCCTCCTTAGGATCTTGTATATATGAGAAGTTTGATAGCGATACTGGGTTAAATGAAGCATTATCGCGACCCGTTCTTTTAACAATCTTGGCTTTAAAATGCAAATGCTCGCCTGTTCTTAATCGTGTAATCAAGATATAATCTTTTGATATTTTGTTAGCAGGGAAAATATCCTTCAGTTCATCCTCGCTAATATTCACGAAATTACGCGTAGCAGTAATATGATTTGTGCGAACATCTATAGTTTTGTTAGTGGTATTCTTTACATTTAATTCAATAAGAATGCTATTATCTTCATAATCATCTATTTCATCCTCTTTGAGACATATTGGAATAAGACCGATACGATGAATAATAATTTCATTATGAAGAGCGCCATTATTAATTACTATGTCAACACTCGGATCATCATTATCTAATTTTTCTCCAATAATGCCTGGTATAGGAATATCAGTTAATATAACTCTTCTAATTCCATTTATAATAGCGAGATCAATATTATTAATCTCAAAACTATGACATGTTGAAGGTTCGTCATAAGTGTAATTTTGAAACTTAAGCATATTCTTTTTATTAATTATATTATATCTATCTTATATATCATTTTTTAATATATTTTACAAAAAAAATTAGAATATTATCTTGTGAGAATAGTTTTGTTTTTTTGTTTAATAACGAGGGGAAGCACGGCGAACGACGCGGCGACGGCGTACGGGTGAAGCACTGCGCGCAGGAGAAGCACGGCGAACGCGGCGAACACGATGACGAGCACCTCCTGAGGTTATAGAAGGTAAACCGGAAGATACTGAAGATGCGGCTTCGGCGATTCTTCCTACTGTACTATCGGCAACAGCTCCCGTAGTATTTACCATATCGGCATAAACACCAAATTCTTCTTCATCTGCACCACCAAATAGAGATCGTGATCTTCGCACAACCTTCTTCTTAGGTGCAACCTTGCGGCGGGGGCGGCGACCACCGTCTTGGGCAGATGGAGAAGATGTTGGTTTAGGCATAGGTGTAGGCATACCATTAGTAAAATTAGCCTTTTTTGCTGCGGGAGTTGAATTCTCTACTTTGCTCATTTGCTCAGCGAATCCTTCAAGTTCAGAAAAGAACCCGCCAAAATGTTTCAATAATTTACTGTTAAAAACGCGTTTTCTGGCAGGAGCTTTCTTAGGTTTAGCCATCACAGCACGCATAGGCTTGCGCGCAGGTCGTGCAACTTTTTTCATTCTCATCTTCTTACCGCCGGATTGTTCTTCTTCTTGGTAGGTCATATATTATATATTCTTTCTATATATACGCGCGATTTTTATTTTAATTTTATAAAATATAAAAAATATAAGAGAATATTTAAGGATATTTAAGGATATTTAAGGATATTTTAAGAAATTAAACTTGTCATAATGGCAAAGCACATAGAAGTTCTTTGCGACATTTCATTAATTGGGTTGGACGCGAAGAATTGAATGAGGGTTTTTATGTTATTAACATCATTGCATTGGCACAGATAGTGATATACATTACTCATATTAATCATTTTTGTTTTGTAAGTATTTACTTGCAGATTACGCAGCTGCGCCAAATGATACTGAATAATTGGCGGAAATTGTTTATCCATATCCTTGTTCATTTTATAGCGGTTATATTTTGGGTAGTAGGTTGTCGTAGTTTTATAATAGCTGTATAAGCTATCTTTAATAGTTGAAATAATAGTATGAACAAGGTATGTCGGGTCTATTTTTTGTCCGTTATTATCCAGCGGCAAATTAATATTTGGGTTATAATTAGCGATATAATCCTTGATTGTGTATTCAGTCTTGTTTTTCATATAGACCGATAGAATATTCATCCAAATATTTGGATGACACGGATCAGTTTCTTCGCGATAATTAATAGCGTCAGTAGAGATTTTGTATAATTTAACTTTGCCGCCGCTGCTATCGCCGCTACCAGTATTTACACTGTCTACTACCTTTTTAACGATTAAACCGTAGCTATAGGGTATCATATTAATATGCGTATATGCATCCGTAATATTGTTAAATTGTAGCGGATATTTAACGCCAATTTCAATGAGTGATGGAATAATAGAAGAGTTAATATCATCTTCTACAAGCGTATCCCGGTGTTTTGTATTAATATGAAACATTTCCATATAATTATCACCAAGCAACCCGGTATAATCTACAATGTGTTTATTTTCGTGATGTACAATAATAAACTCATATGCCATCGCAGGATTAAGATGCTTTACAAATAATTCCCTTAGTTTCAAAGATATTTCTTCGGGAGTTAGCGCAGATACTTCTTCAGCGGTAAAATGCATCTTTTGATATTTATATAAAATTTCGTCCAACATATTACCGTGTTTTTTTGTAGGATGCGAGAACTTTGAACTATTCGCATCAGGACAGCTGGAAGTTCCAAAGAACCACTCGTCTTTGTAATTATATACTGTGATAATTGTTCCATCATATGCTTCGTATACCTTATCATTTGGTGAATACAATGAATTAAAATAGGTATTGTAGTCAATACGTTCAGGGATAGAGTTAGCATAAGTAACCACGATATTATTGCAGTCAAGGCTAAAATCAAGGACTACACTTCTGCACTGCTCATATAATTCTTTAAAATTATCCACATTCTTCCTAAGATATGTGTTGTGTAGCAGAACGATATCACCGCGACCCTTAAACTTCTTAACTTTCATAAAAGGCCATAGATGATATTTCTTCAAAAGAAGAATTAGGCAATTTGCATAGCTATTATTATTATCAATCATAACAGCATCACCACCATTGTCATCATTGCAATTATTGCCGATTGCTTTGCGTTCTTCATAAATTTTAAATGTTTCTTCAATAAGTTGATAAAGGTTTGTTGGAAATTTAAATGCGGAGCAATCGGTATTCATCTTGGAATTGGGGATATACAATGTGTGTATAATTAAATATTAATAATTTCTTATATCAATTTTTATATATTTAATGAAAAATAAAAAAGTTTTTAAATAATTTTAATTTGATGGCTTGTAATATTTATCAAACCATACTTGTCCGACCTGTTTAGATGCTTCGTCGCTTGTTATTTTCTTTTTAATAATTTCCTCGCGCATTGACAAAAAATACTCTAAGCTGTCAAAATCAAATACGGCATCTTTCGTAACCATATCAAAAAGCATAGGATATCTTTCAATAAAAAATTTAAATTTATCATCTTGTGATATGCTATTTACAATATCTGCGTGTGCTGTCTGTGGATTTTGCGCCTTCTTATCTTGTATTACTTTTATAATTACATTGATAATGCTACGAATACCATCATTATCTATACCATCGCTGACAAATTCAGGGCTACCGTAAGTTTTTGCCTTCTTATTGCTACCACTGCTACCACTACTTCCGCCAATATTATCTCTTTTTTGTGAACTCATTGTTATTTAATGCAATAAATAATATATATCTTTAATCTTTATATTATTTATTATACTTATTTTGCTGGATTTTTATTCCTTCTATTGTAATAGAATATATACAAAAATGAAAAATGAATTAATGTATACTGAGTTAGATTATAGCCCTAATGTTAAAGCACCAGAGCCATTAAAAAATGCCGGCTTATATACCGGCGATGTATTATTTGATAAAAAACCGTGGGGTAATAACTATGTAATCCCACGTATTGAACCCGATGCAGTTGCTTATAGTGCCCAGTTTTACGCACAGCATCATATACCGTCTTATAATAGACCAGGAAACAATACCATAAATAGTCACGATTATACAAAATATAATATTCCTAATACTGAAAATAATGTTTATAATTTTGCCTGTCATACCAATAATGTATTAGGCTGAGGCTTCTTAATTGATTCTTTGTGCTTTTCTAAAAAGTCGCATATGTATTTGTAAGTTTCATCAACCTGTTCAAATGTGATACCTCCTGTTATTAGAACGCTACCACTCTCAAACAAAGCTCCTGTAACCTTTTTACATTCGCCAATATTTTGTCCTGTTCCTTTGCCATAACAATATTTAGGACACGAGCATATACCGTTCTTATTTTTATTGTTAATATTCCAAAAATATTCTAACTTTACCCCCTGATATATTCCTGGTTGAAAACTACACTTATTGTTATGCTCGTCATTAATAAATAACTTATGTATCTCTTTTCTTCTAATTTCAAACCCCTTTTTAAACTCAGGATCAGTATAAACTTTGAAATCTGTGTTAATCATTCGTATTTTAAAGTTTTGATATTTTAAATCCAGTACATAATCAGGAACAGCATCAGCAGCGTCTATAATAATATTTTTATCAATATTATTGTAAATTTCAGTAATATCGCTAATAATATGATTGACTATATGCTCAGTATCTTTAATATCTTTGATACCAGTCAGCTGAATATTACCGTTTTTAAATATCTTGACATTTGGAATATATTTATCATTAAACTTATAAATTACTGTAACTTGATTATCAAATCTGTTCTTTTTCATAGTGTTCTTTTTGCTTTTCCTTCGCTTCTTAGGATATACACCCTTAGATACATCAGTCCCATTTTTCATAAATTGTACCCAAACAATCCCTTTGTCAATCCCTTCAGCAACATTTTCAATTACCTTCATATTGTCAAACATTATTCCAAGATTTATATTAATATCATTACCTATATTTGCATTGCAAGTGATAGTTGAAATTCTATAAGGAGAGAAGAATATATTACTCATCGGTTATTAGCGCATATATATAAGAATATATGTCCTTATATCAATTTTTATATTTTCTGTGATACAATTAAACTTAATTTATTGTCTATAGAGTTTTTATTTTTTTTAATAGTACTATTTTGATTATCTAATTTAATATGCATATTGTCAGTTACATTTTTAAGATACGATGTATTTACTACTTCATAACTAAAGTTTGTAGATATCATAGGAGGGAGATTTAGAATATATGTCTTGTCGTTTGTATAATGACCCTTGCGAAACTCTTCTATAGTCATAGGACCATTAAATATTTTTAGTAAAAATCTTGAAGGCGCTGGGCGAATTGGATAAGTAAATCCGTAATGTTTGCTCAGCATTTGAATTAAGCTATTGATTTCCCATACTTTGTCGCTTCCGCAATGAGAAGAAAAGTTATAAGCGTTCGCACATTCAAGAGAGCAGAAATTTCCAAATAATATATATGTGTCTGTTTTAATATTATATTTATAAGGCATTCCATAAGTTCTATTGTCTATCGGGTGACAACACCAATAGCAGTTATTATTTGAGTTTAAAAACTCGTCTTTCTGTGAAACTTTTAGAGAATATTCGCTATTATTATTATCAAATATTATATTGTCCTGAATAGTGCTATATGTATTATTTTCATTTATATAAAAACAATTTGGCTCATATGGCTCAGGAAACTCTACGCAAGTATTGCTATCTGTTATATTGAGTTTATTTATTTGCGCAGTAGATAAAGGAAGCTGCAATATAATATCCTCATTATCAACTACAGAGATATCCTTTATTATCGTATTCATTAAATTCTTCTTTTTCTTTGGATCGGTACTTATACTATCGTCTGACACTTTTGCTTTACGAGGCATTTTAATAAATTATAAGTGATGTCTTATATTAAGTATATATGCGTTTATTATTTATATAATTATAGTTATTATTAGTTATCAAAATAATTTTTGAAATATACTATGTTTTTTATTAAAGCTGCATTAATATCCGTAGGATTTTTTATTGATGGAGTATCAAATATAACATCTTTTTTAGCTGATATACATTTCATTTTAATCTCTTTTAATTCATTATTAAGAGAATTAATAGTATCTATTAAATATTTAATAATGTATCCTGATAATAATATTAATATTAATACAAGTAAATCCATTCCCTTTTATTCCTTTTTATTAAAGATGGATATAAAAATTATATAGAGATACTTCTATGCATTCTCCTATCTCGCCCATATAAAATTGCCTGTACCATTAATAACCGAGAAGACATTAATAACCTTAGAATATATAATTACCTCAAATTGAACATCTTTTTCGTTAATATATGGGATAGCTTTACGCTTCATTAATTCAAATAAATATTTGAACTCGCTTTTAGCTGCTATATTTTTTGTGATATCCTCATTACCGCGATTATTAATGGTCATATATATAGATGTGGTAATCATCTGGTTATTATAAGAGCCTGCTGTTATTATTTTTTCAGGAAACAATGAGAAAGAATAGCTATAAATTCCAGTTCTTGGTACATTTGTATGGTATTGATAAGGCTGAATATTATTATAATAGTATGCTTTTTGATCTTCGCGAACTATAGTATCTGCCCATTTAATTTGCGCGGTTTCTAATATACCCATCGTCTCATTATATGAGTGCGAAGCCGTATAATTGTCGTGAATATTAAAATTTTCTACTATATCTGTCCTTCGTATTACCCATATTATTTCTTTAATATGATTATAAGAACTTGTCAATGCATAATTATCGCCATAACTATTTATAGAAAGCGCAGGGAATGTTTGTCTCTTCACATAATCAACAACATATTTAACAATCCCTTCGTCTCGCAAAGAATTTGCCCTATAATTACTATCAAGAAATACATAATTAATATCTAAATAGCAAAATATATAGCTCTCGCTATTAATAAAGTTTGCAATTTTTACAGTATCGCCATATACTTTATTAAACATCAAAGGGGATACATATAATTTTAGTTTATCGCACCATACTTGATATAACTTCTCAATACTGTTGATTTCTATTTCAACCTTTATTTCCTGGTTTTGTATCTTGTATAAAGGTAATGCCAAAGATGGATTGCGTGTAAACCAAAAGTTTAATGGTACTTGTAATACTCGTCCCTTTATTGAGGGGTTTCCTTTGTCAATTGTTTTATCAGTACTTGGATATATACTGTTAAATAATATATTATTCTTTATAACATACCTTGTATTATTATTATTAGGCGCAGTATATTCTGGTATATTCCCAATTAATTTATTATATTCAACACCATCTTTATTGGTTAACTCATTCCATATATTCATCCATTCGCCATATATTTCGTCTATAATGCTTCCTTCAATGCTTATAGTCGCTCTTTTAATAAAAATATGACCTACATTATTAATCCATTTAAATCTATGTTTATCTGTTGAATAGATATCTGGAAGATTAAAAGATAAATACATATTACTAACTAAATCTCCATAGCGTTTTATAGTGAATAAAACCTTTATATTCTCTGTTGTGTAAGCAAGGTTTATAGAAGAATTAATATCGGGAACACTTTTATTGTTTTCCATAGCAAAATTAACATGTTTATTATAGACATATTTATAGTAATTAATGCACGGATTTATATTAACATAAGAATCCATTTGACCTGTTAGAACTAACTGTGTTATACCGCCGCCCATATTAAGCTATTATAATATTGATACTTTAATAATATCTTATATATTAAAATCCATACATTTCATTACTCTTATATATTTTATTCCTTTTCATCGTATTCCTTTATGAAATGTACTAATTTTTCGTATGTCCTTGCATCTTCAAATGATGCGAGAATTTTTGGATTGGCTGCAGAATTATCTACAATAAGTATTGTGGGGAATCCAGAAATCTTCATTTGACTTACGCGCTCTAAATTCTCGCTTCTATTATATTTTTTTAATGATACATTAGCCCATTCTAAATTATTTAATCTATCCCATACACCAGATTCATTGAAATCTATGCAATGTCCGCATCCGTCCATATAATAATATTCTACACTATATTTTTTATAGCTACCAAAGAATCCTTCTTTTATCTTCTCTTTATTCGCGATTAAAAGGGCGACTATAAATACCGCTGATACTAATACTATACCAACTAATACTGTATAACTTTGAACTTTACCTTTAAAATTAAACATTTTATTATATTATTATTATTCTAACATAATGATATATTATTATTATAGATGGGAATTGTATACTAAATTATATTGTTAATAATTTCATAGTTATCAAAGTATTTTTTAGAAACGACTTCTTTAATAATATAGTTATCATATGTAAATGTTATATATGTATAAAAGTTGCTAATATTATTAGAAATTATATAATTTAAAAATTCTTCAAAAATATTGTGGTTTATTAAAATAACTCTGTAATCTAATGCATCGTAGTTAATTGTCGCAATCGTATTAACTACATAAACACTAAAATCCCTTTCTTCTAATAATTTTTTATAATCGGCTATATCATCTTTACATACTACAATTGTCCTGTATATCAAATGAGTTTTATAAATATTATCCAGCTCCTCAACAAATTGATTTTTAAAATCTAATTTCATAATATATGATATATTATATCATAATATATATATTTTATTTTTATATCATATACGATATATGTATGATATATATATGTGTATATATATGTATATATCTATGATAATATATATATGTATATATCTATGATAACAAATATTTTCTATTTATATATGATATAAGATTATTAAATATATTAGTATTATAATGGATGATAAAGTAATCAAAATAGGTTTGTCTGTTTTCCAAAACAGATATAATAATATAGATATTGCACCAGATAATATAATAAAAAAAGCAGAAGCCCTTAAAAAATCGTGTAGTTGTTTTAATTCTTTCTATGACCCTAAAATGATATGGGAAAAAAAACTAAATAATAAGAGGGAAAAGAATTCGCATATTGCTGCTAACGCCAGTGCAGCAAGTAGTAAAAACCGCGTTCATATTATTATTCCAGATTTCTCCGATATATCTAATACTAAAAGGGCTTTAATTGGTTATTTAAATAAACTTACAGCGAAGAACAAAGACATCATATGTGATAAGATTAAGAATATTATTGATAATAATAAAACTGAAGAGATTTTTTTAATTATTTGGTCATATATCAAAGTATCTGATAATGAGAATAATATATATATTAAATTATTAGACTATTTTGATAGCGTATTTTTGAATAATATTATTGATAAATTGTGGAACGAATATATCAATAATAAATTATGGATACCGCCAAAATATATATTTGATAATAATTTATTATTACTCAATAATGAGTATGAATTATATTGTGACTATATTAAGTGGAAAAAAGGTATCCATAATATAAATATTATATGGATAAAATATAAAAAAAGCGAAGTTTCCCTATTATTAAACCAAATATATGATTATATGATTACAGAATGTATAGGAAACCCAAATATACACAAATATATTATAGATATTTTTATGGAACAAATATTTAAAATATTAAAAAATTATAAGGAGAAATCTATTGTAGAAAAAATAAAACTACTTGATATAAAAAGTTTTGATAGCTCAACAAAGTTTCTAATATATAATATTATAGAAAATAAATAATTTCTATTATTATAGTATAAGAGAATAATGAAAGAGACCGACACAACTTTATCTTTTTATAGTAGTTTATTCATACAATTAATATTTGTAATATTACTTTTAATCATATGGAGTTATATATACAAGCTTGAGAATGTAGGCTGTGTATGCTCAGACCACAGTAACAAGGAATTTATTAAGACTTTCACTATAATTGCCTTAGTATATTTCGCTGTTACCGCGTTTATACCAATCAAATCCATAGCTAAAAATATGGGAACTGGCATAGTTCAATTACTCGCATTTGGTACATTTATATTCTTCCTAACCTTCGTTGTGTATATTTATTATGCCTTTGATTATGTGCGATATTTAATGAATGAGAAGTGCAAATGCTCGGAAGATTTACGCCGCGATATTATTGCTATAGGTACTATGATCTCTCTGTTCTTATTCATAATATTACTTTTCACTATCATAATTATCCCTATATTAATAAGCACACTAACTAATTTATTCGCCAAGATCCAAGACTTTGAGAGCGAAGTAGAAGAAGTCATTAAGAACCCTGTAAAATCTATCCGCAGCACTCCCGGTCGCCTATTCAAATCTACTAAAGATATTGGCTCATTCGTTAAGGATACCGCTACTAAAATAACTAAGGCTAAAAAGAGACGTTAAAAAAATATAACTAAATCTAAATAACATTAATCCATTATTTTTATAATACATTATAATACAATATAATACAATACAATACAATACTAATACCTAAATCTCCGTGGGATATATGGTGATATCTGGAAGATACTGAGCAAGAATTTCATCTACAATAAGATCTGGCTTGAATTCATCATAGGTCATAAAGATCTTAAGAAGCTGCTCAGAAAATCCCGAAATCATCGCTGTTCCTTCAGTTTTGCAATTAACAGGGAAAGATTGCTTATGAGAAGAATTGAGATTCCAGAATATAAACTTAGGTGGTGTATATCCAACAGCTTTAAATTTTTTTACTATTGTTTTATATAATGTTTCAATACCATTATTTTCCTTATTATTATCAGTGGTAGCCTCATCAAATTGCATATCAGTGAATATAAATAGTTTCTTAGGCATATCTTCATCATTGATATTATTATCCTTGCCATATTTAATAATCATATCGCAGCTTTTAACAAAATCTGTATTATACCCGTAATCTACATCAATGAGTGATTTAAAGCAAGTATATAGAGATGGATCAATACCCTTATCAGTATATTCCTTGTATAATTCATCAGGAATAAGCGATACTAACTCGGGGTCGGCACTAAATGTAATAAACTTGTTTTTAAACATTCCATTGCAACACAGCGATGTGATAATACCAAGCGATATAGCGACTTGTGCAGGAATACTTCCATTGCTTGCAGAAAACATAGAGCCTGATAAATCAATAAGCGCGAGAGAATTACCAAGAATACCGCAACTTTTTACATTTTCCAAGATAGTTTTCCATTGCAACTCAATCGTTTCATTCTCCTCGTATTCATCTTGAGTATTGCGGAGATTCACATAGTAATTCGCTAATTCGTGTGGAAGAATACCAGTTACGTTAATCTTTGCATCTCCGCTTCTTACTTTTGCTAAGTATTCACAATATCTCTCGCTATCGTGATTACTAAAAGCTTTATGCAATCTTCGTGATGCGACACCTGGTACACATTCATAGTTTATCTTGTCCCACTCATTATTACACATCATTGCTTCAATTATATTAATTTTCTTCCTTAGAGGAGCGAGATACTCCTTCCTATATTTTTCCATCTTCTTATCATCATCCCTTCCATAAAGGATTGTCGCAATCTTCTTTGCAAAATGCTTGCGCTGATCATTCCTATCATTCTCACTCGGCGCCCATTTAGCACACAGAGAGATACTAACCTTCTTTACTTTTGTTGCCTTCTCTTCGGTATCCTCTGTATCCGCAGAAGCAGCGAAAGCGGAACTCTCAGTTTCACAGTTTAAATCAACAAGATCATCGCGCAATTTATCAGCAAATAGGGTTAATTCGTAATGTTTGTGGATCATTCCATCTACTTCGTTTTCATAGCAGATATTAAGCAGATCCTTCCATCTTCCGTATTTATTAATATATGTAAGGATATTATTCATATAAGTATATGGTTTGTTCTCGCGCAACCATAGCATTGCCTGGTTTGATACTCGCTTTTCTTTTTTTCCCTTCAATCTGTCGCGACCGTTGAAAATGATTGCTACAGTTTTCTCAGGACTAACCTTCCAGCATTTTTCAATATACTCATAACTCTGTTTCTTTTCAAGAGTTCGCGTATACATCATAAAGTAATCAACAATCGGGCTACCAGAGGTATCAAGGGCAATAGCTCCATTTTCAGTGCAAGTAAACTTAGGAGCAGCAGTGGCAGAAGCAGAAGAAGCAGCAGAAGCAGCAGAAGCAGACATATTCAAGATTTTTGTTAAATAACAACGCTAACTCCTATGTATCAATTTTTATAAATATTTAATATCTAAATATATAATATCTAAATATAAATAAATATATATAAATAAATATATTCAAAATGTTTTTATATTTTCCCTGGGAAAATCAAAAGTCGCGTGTTCTTCACTGTAAATTAACCAATGATAATTATTTACTTAATTCACTTAAATGTATTAGAGAATGGGTAATTGATCAAGAACCTTCAGTAAATACTTCAACTCATTGGTGGTATAAAGATTTGCCACCAGACACAAAAGAATTGTTTGGCAATATTACAAATAATAAAAAAATAACCGATTTGTTTAAAATATTATTTGGTAGCAATTCTATTGTTGACGTTCTCCACGATATGAACGAGATATATGTGTCTCCTCCTTCTAATAATAATAAAAACTTTGAAAAGAATTCTTCTGATAATATATTTTATACAAGGCATATTGATGGTCCATTTTTTAATATCCCTTTTGCATCTTGTTATCGGGTTATTGTCGGTCTTGATGATAACAAAGATATTATGACAGTTTTTAATATGACAGATGAAAAATATATAATAAAAACTGGTGATGTCGTAGGATTTGATTTTCATAGAGAATGCCATTATATATCACCAATTATCTGGTATAAAGATAAGGATACTGAAACAGCTGAAGTAAGAACCACCAAAAGATACAGGGTAATCCTAAAAATACATTATTGCGTGTATCCATACTGGGCGATTGTATTCGGGTTTATTCTTGGTAAACTTTCAATAATGTATAATAGATTATTTAGAGACCTCTTTTTATTTACTCTTATTCCTCATTGCGAATATACAAAATATTTAGCTTTCCTTATGATAATGTTAACAAAGGCATATCACGATATAGAATTCTATATTGGTAATAATAATATTCAATATACAATATTATTGCAATATATATCTTGTAATACGCATTACTCTATTTTCTTATTTGGTTCTTCGTTTATACATTACATTAGATGGATAGACACCGCATATCAAGGTGGAGTAATTAATAATATTTTCAAAAGAGACTTCTATTATTACAAATTCCTTTATATGCTACAATTTATACATATGTATATTACATATAAAATAGATAGCAGTGATAGCAGCGATAACGGTGTCAGCAGCGATAGTAGCGATAGCAGCGATAGCGTAGTATTATATACATATATTATCACTCCATTAATATTTGTATCATATATTTCTAATTATACTGCTTGTATACCTAAACTTATAGAGGTATACATTGTATATGATATGTTAAATAACACTAATATAAAACTAAAATATTTGGAATATATTTACATTTATTTGAATATATTTTTCAATTATATTCAGTTATACAAACCAATGGATATGTAAATATATGTATATATTATAGATAGCTATAATGGGTGTTAATATTAAACGCTTAAAATTAAAAAATGGTATTAGAGTTATTATAGTGCCTTTAAAAACTAACCTAACACACATATCAACAAATTTTTTATTAGGACATAGGCAAGAAAAGAAGAGTGATAGTGGAATAACACATTATTGCGAGCATCTATTAGCAGCAACCACTTCAAATAAATATAAAGAAGCTAAATATATTGCTGATGAAATATATAGGCGCGGTGGGTATAAAAATGCATATGTAAATGATTATGAAATGAGCATTTATATTTCGGGTTTCTACAAAGACTTAGAATTTTATATGGATATATTATCAAATGCAATTAATGATTTCTATATTGAAAAATATATTGAAATAAAGGAAAAGAAGGCGGTTGTACAAGAGTATAGAAACATTTTATCAAATTACAAGTTTGATTTTAATATTTTCAAGTTTTTATATCCAAAATATTCATATTTTGAAGATTATAATAGACATATTAAAACTTTAAAAACTTTTAATAATAAAAAAATAAAGAGCTATATAAAGAGCCATTTAAATACAGATAATCAAGTTATAACAATAACTTGTCCATCTAATAAAGTCAAGGAGACTATTAAGAATCTTAAAAAATATTTTGGAAATATAAAATATAAAAAGTCAAAGCTTACATATCCTATATTAAAGCACGATAATACTCATTTAAAAATAGTAAATATCAAGAATGATAGAAAAGATAGTAATAATTTTATTGTTATACATTTATCCAAAAGCATTTCGTATATGTCTGACGAACATTTGATATTGCAATATATTCAAATAATATTATTTAACTTTGAAAACGGCATATTTTATAATATTCTTCGTAAAAAGATTGGTATCATTTATAGTATTAGATTATATATTAATATAGATAAATATGATCCTAAAATGTCATATTATAGGATCATATCGCAATGCGTTGACAAGAATGTTCCTGTGTTTATTGACGCGATACTTGATATTCTAAAAAATTATGAGTTAGTAGAAGAGCATATAAAGAATGCCAAAAATAACATTAGATTTACTTATGAGAATAAAAAGTTTTATAAGCTAACCACTTTTAATGACGAATACAAGGAACAACTGCTATTTTCAAAGGATATTATTGATAACAAAGCCATATATGAAAAAATGTTATCTATCAAACCGCAAAAAATAAAAGAATATTACAAAAATGTATTCGCGAAGGAACTATTATCGCGGCATATTTTCTTCTATTATTCCAATACAAATATTAATAAAACCATAGAAACAATATATAAAAAGCAGCTTTTGCAGCTTCCTGGTGCAGTGTATAAATCTTATTATATAAAATAGCTAATCTATTTGCATATTTGACAACCCATTCACACAAGGTATGCGCTTCTTCAAAAACATTATCTTGATGTCCTCCGCTTCCTATAACAAATTTTGCAAAAACCCATCCATTTATTTTTCCACTTAATTTTGCATCAAACGATTTTAGACATTATATTTTTGTATATAAAGATATATCATTTTTTTTATTTTTATTTAACAAAATAAAAAACTCCCTTTATAATTTTAAATTATTATATCTTATTAGGAAACTTATAAAAAATAAGAGATGGATACTAAATTTTTTTACATATATTTAATGCTTGTAATTGTAGCGACATTTTCTTTCACTATAATAAGATGTGTATTTAAGCGACACGAACTGGATATCTTTTTTTATCCTAATGAAGCTAATAACATTATAGCAAATAAAGTATATTTAGCCACCCATATTCTTGTTAACTTCTTACTCGGGTTTCTTTTCGGGTTTGAAGTTGTTGCTGGTATGGCTATAAAAATATTAGTATTTGAAGTATACCTTTATCTAACCGAGCATTGCGATGTTTTTATCCTTTCAAACGCTTCAAATCTTATAATTATTGTTTTAATATCATTAATAAGTTATATAACCGGTAGCACAATAAACAAAGTATTCTCTAATAAATAAAAAATATATATTACATAAAACATATATTACCTACTACTACATACCTATTTTACATATCTGTCGCCATCGGTGGGGTGTCTCGCTTATTACTTCATTTTTTCATTGATTATCGCAGTGATATTTTTAGCACAATCTTTGAAATTGATAACATTTCTAACAGGGCATTTGAATGTGAAATTTTCAGTTGCATCAAAATCATATCCCTGTTTACAGCCTTCTAACTGCGTTTCAAAATATTTGAAGATGCATTTGTCGTGAGCAATATTGGTGCATACCTTCTCAGTGTTTGAAGAATTGTTATTAAACATCTTGATAACTCTGTTTGTTTTATTTTTAAAATTGGATAGACAGATATTACAAACATTATTATGCTCTCCCTTCTGGTCGCAAATTTCAAATGGGATGTTTGAAATATTCCATTTGAAACTTCTAAACATCATCTTGTAAAGCCTCTTATACACCTTGTTATTGTAAGAAAAGTCCCCAACAATATGATCATAGTTGTAGGAGTTCTCCATACAAAACTCAGTTTTGAACTCAACGATGTCTTTCATTATACTGCAAGATATTTTCTGCTTGTCCAAGATGCTCATATTATCAATGATAGTCCCGGTTTCCTTTGATATTACAATGCCTTGCGTTGACATTATAAATACATTACACAAGAAATCTATTTTCTTGAAAGGCGGCTGGCGCTTGATATTTTTGGGCATTATTATATCAATGTCAAAGGACAGCTCAACTCCAGTAGACACATATGGGATCTTTCCCACAGTAATCGTGAAGTTCAGCTTTCTATAACATTCAATAGGCATACTGATGTATTCGTTGTTGCTACTAACAACAAGGTCTGATGATATGACATTGGAAGCACCAACCTCGTTATTAAACAGTTTGTGGACATCATCTATGAATTTAGAAATGTCTGCAGCTGAATACATACAAACATCAATGTCATTTGCAACAATAGTACGCGCTGCCGTTTCTGGCTGATACAGTTTATTCCAGAAATGATGGGAGTTGTAGCTATTACAACCATTATAAATGGTTTTGTAATGAGATCTGATAATCTCATCCCTCACAAACCCGCCAAAAATGATCCCGTTGTTTGCAAACACATAATCCTTGATTCTTTCTTGCATGATAAACTTGATACGGTCAGGGGAGAAGTTGATCTTCACGGAGTTCATTTCTAATACTTTCTCAAAAACTTTTCAAGCAAATCTCCAAAGCAACGATTAAACAGTTCTTGAATTCACTTAGAAGTTCACGACAATAGACTTTTTGACTGATAGGCAAATAATCTATGGCTCTTGGTATAGCTAAGATATATGTTTATCAATTTTTAAAAGTTAAAGATAAAAATAATACAAATTTATTCTAAGCCGCTATGCTGCTATGCCGCTATGCCAATTATCCAATATCATTCTCAATTTTCGCGCGTGAATATGCGTACATTACCTTTTCAGCTGTATCTATAGGAAGAATATAATCTTTAGCACCATAAAACTCTGGATTTTTACGGGAACTTCTATTCACTAAAGTTCTTAAAGCATTTATATCGTGTAGTTCATATTGGAGACGGAAAGAATTATTGTCATTTGCAGTAAATATAAAATATATAGATGGTTTTATCTTATTTATTCCATCAGGCATATAGAAGCTATTAGGATATTTAAAAGAAATGTCAAAAACCCCCGAAGTATCTACTTTGTGAATGTTTGGCGTATTCTCAAAGGCAATTTCATAATTCGGGAAAGGAAGTCCAGAACCAGAGTAATTACTCATTCTATCTATAGGGTTAGGTGCAATTATTATAATACTATTAAACATTGCATAATTTTTAATAGAACCAGTTATTTTTAATAAGGAATAATCTTTGCTAAATGTTATATTAAAACCAGTATATTCATCATTAAATATCATTTTAATAAAATATTTTATATCTCTATATTTTATATATGTTTTATTTTTTGATATTTAGGGTATTGAGGTTAGATATATAAGAATAATATAATTTTTAGTTATATTATGCGAATTACAAAACACATTACTTTTTTTTATTTAGAAGATAGGAAATGTTATGTTAATAGAATTATAGAGGAAACGAATATATATGAGCTAACTACAGATATTTTTATTCATACCAATTACATATATCTAAAAGAAACTGATTTTACCCAATATACAAACGGGGTTATCAAAGTGATATTTCACAATTTATCAAATATAAATCCCTTCTATTTAACTTGGAAATGCAGAGAATTATTAGAAAAACAAAGATATGATTATGATATATTTATGTATATTGAAGATGATATATTAGTGCCTTCTAAAGCAATAAAGTATTGGCTTGAATATAATGAAAAATTAATAGAATATAATTGCAATTTAGGTTTTGTAAGGATTGAGGTTGATAATAATATAGAATATATTACAGATTTACCAGCAGTTAAATTTGATACCGTTAGCACCGTTAGCACAATAGGAACTAATGATAATACTACCTATTGCATAAATAACAAAGTATCCTATTGTGCTTTTTGGATTTATAATAAGAGCGAATTTAATAAATTTGTTGATAGCCCCTATTACGACATCAATAATGTGATGAAGGCAACTGGCTGTGGAATAAGAGAATCAAGTGCGTTTGGATTACACTCTTTTGATATAAAATGGTATAAATATACTTTAATACCACTTGTCAATAATAAATTAACTGATGCTTGTAAAATATATCATATGCCAAATAATTATGTTAATAATAATAAATTCGGTTTTGCTACAATAAAATTTGATGAAGCTTTAATAAATTGATTTACTTATATACTGTCATTTCCATAATCAACTTCGTCAGCTTTACCTGCTTCGTCAACTTCACCTGCTTCATCAGCTTCATCAGCTTCATCATCGTCGTAAGCTTCTTCATCTTCACTATTGAATACATATATGCTGTTATTATAGTCTTTATTTTCTTTTTTAGTATTGTCTACTTCTCCTGGCATATTTTCAAAAAATATATTGTCATCATCTGCTCTATTAATAGTACAAATAGAAACCTTATTATATGCGTTAATTAGAGTATAGGACAATTCTTTATTATTTATTAGTATCTTGCATTGCTCTGCGTTATATTTATGTACGATATCAACCTTATTATCTTGGTATTCTCTTATAGAGACCGCGATAATATCGCCTGTTTCAATTAACACGCGCTTATTGAAACGCCTCATAGACCCCCTTATTACACCAATCGCTTCATTGCCATCATCGCACAATACGAGAACTCTGCAATTTCCTAATAACTTAATTACATATGCATATAATTCGTATTCCTTGTCAATTATATAGTTATTATTAGAAACCTTGTTAAATTGACTATTCTTCTTTTTATTTCTAATACTTGTTTGATACATTCAAATATTTATATATATAATCTATTATTAGTCTTATATTATTTATTATCATATTGAATTACAAATATTATGTAAAAAAATAAAAGAATAATGGGATTATAAAATGATGATGCTTTAGTATATATATTGTAATATATCTATTATCTATTATCTTCAAAAGTATATTTCTCTTTTGAGCGAAGATATATATTCCTCTTGTATTTATTAAATATAACTGTCTTGTATTCACTGCTTGATATTATATTGTTATTGTCATTAAATGTTCTTGTATATGATGTGGTATTAAATAGTAGTCTTAGATCTGGAGCGCTATTACACCTCAAAATAGGTGGTTTATTTGTACGCGAGTTAATTCCATCTACATAATCAATATAATTTGTTGCGATCACAATGTAAGTAATCAAATCAATAAATTTAATATTCATAATTGTTTAATCTTATGTGTTAATATTTATATGTAATATATGTATCAATTTTTTATATTATTTATATTTAATATTCATTGTATTCATTGATTTTCTTCTTATGATATTTATATAAATTACATACTATATTATTGTCGGGATATTTGTATTTTTCAAACATATTATAAATATCATCTATATGATATTCATTTGCTAATACCTCCTGTCTTATAACTAATTTTTTGAGATCTGTATGTAATGCTTGATTATTGCTAAGCAATTCTTTGTATTGATTTGCATAATAATACATAAAGGGTTTTGCTAATATGTTATTGGCAGCGCGATTATTTTTTATTGTGATAAACCATCGCGTCTTATCAATCCCTATCTGCCTAAAGTCAATATTCATAATTGATTGCTGCTTATTAGGCAATGTTGTACGCGTCCAAGAATTATAAGGGAAATTATACATATTGAAGTATTTATTATATTCAACATTTTCCTTATTAGTCAGTGCTTTTTGTCTAAAGGATACACCTAATACCTCCTTATTTTTGTTTTTGTTAAGATACTTGAACCTTTTTATCTTGTTAGGCGGTATTAACATATTATAGTATTTTGGAAGATTCACATCCATTATATTCAATGCACAATCTATAATATTAGCATCAACATCTAAGCAAATATTTGTGATTGAATAATCCTTATTATTATAGAAAGGTGTAGCAGGAGGAATGCTCGTGATTGGCTCATAACTCCACCATAGCTTATCTTGATATATAACAGTCTCCCCGAATGCCTTATCTTCTGTATACTGTATCCCGTGAGAAGGACAAACAAGACATCCGTTCGTTATTTTACTATTATCTAATTTTGCACCCATATGCGAACAAATATTAACAGTCGTATAAGTTTTATTGTATTTATTATCATACCAGGATATCAAAGGGAGTTCCCCGATTTTAAATGGATATGGCTTGGTTACATCTATATATTTTACAAAGTTTATACAGTGCCACTCTCTAAATACTTGTGGGAGTGTAAAAGAGAATGAATTACAAATTAAATGTAATAGGAAGATATAATTCATAATATATGCATTATATATATTCATTATTTATTATCATTAGTGTCTTAATGTTTATGTAATGTTTATATTTTTTATATTTATTTATTAGAGAGAGTATAGTCAATTATTGTAAATGAATAAACCAGCAAGTAATTCAGTAAAACCTATGGTTAAGTCTCCTAAGAAATGCCCTGATAACAAGGTATTAAACCCTAAGACAGGGCGATATATTAATAAAAAACCTTTAATAGCGATAAAACCATATAATAAAAAAGGAGGGAGAATATGTTCGCGAATACTAACACCAAAGCAAGTTGGTGAGACGTGCTGGTTTATGGCTATATTTGTTGCTATGTTTTATAGTCAACGTAGCCGAAAAATATTACTGGAAGCATCAAGAAAATGGAATACAAAGAAGGATTTATTTAAAAAAGTAAATGATATATTACATGATAAATACTTGAAAACAAGTAAAGGAAATGATTACAATGATTATAATGGTGATATCTTTATAGATATAATATCATTATTATATGAAGAGAATCAATTAATATTTCCTTATAATCCTAAAGAGTTTTCATATGGGTTTTGGGCAGAGGTTTATATAGGAAGACTATATAAATTATTGAATGTAGATTATAAAATGTTTGATTATCAACCAATTCCTAATAGGGTAGCATATTCAGCTTTTAATGAAGATCTTGATATATTTAGATATAGTGTTTTAAATATATCATCAAAAAATATACAACGTAGAGTTGATATACCTGTAGAAAAAGGATATAAATATGTGGATGATAAAAAAGCTCCTCCTATATTAATTATTAGGCTTTATGATCATGATGGTTTTGATATGTATTCTAAAGGTAATATGTTAGAAAGTCATGTATTACCAAATGGTGAGACTAAAGATGAATTAAAATCAACGAGAGAAAAAATAACTTATAATGAACAAATGTATAAATTAGATTCAACAATATTAATGAGTTTTAATGGTCAAGATTATGGAGAATCTCATTATATTACAGGGATAACTTGTAAAAACAAAAAATATCTTTATAATGGTTGGTTAAGAACACAAATGGACCCACAAATGGTTGAAGAAAATAAAACTATAAAAATACCATGCGAACTTATGAGATATGATTGGGATGTAGATAATAAATATTTCTGTATAGATACAAAGAATTGTTCTCCTAAAATATTGGATTATAATACTGAATTATTTAAAACAATGCCAATTGATTTTTGTTTTAATTTTAAATATGGACAAAGGTTATTGATATATGTTAGAGAAGATGCTAAGTCAGATACTTCAAATGAAAGTTCTTCTCCTACTTCAAAAGGAAGTTCTTCCATCCCAGATGTTAGTCTATTAAATATAAGGACTGGTGGAAAGCGTATAATGACAAAGAATTCTAAGGTTGCAGCAAATAAGCCTTCAAAAATTCCAAAAACTCCTAAGAAATGTCCTGATAATAAAGTATTAAACCCTAAGACAGGAAGATGTATATTGATAAGAAAAAAATATAATATACAATAGAAATAGATAGGGTTTTTTTAATGAAGAAAGTAGAAAATAGTATATGTTCGCGAATACTAACACCAAAGCAAGTAGGTCCTATTTGCTGGTTTATGGCTACCTTTGTTGCTATGTTTTATAGTCAACGTAGTAGAAAAATATTACTGGAAGCATCTAAAGATTGGAATAAAAAGAAAGAATTATTTACATTATTAAAGAATGTATTAGATGATAAATACTTGAAGGTCGCAAGTAGAGAAAGCGAGGATTACAAGAAGTTTAGCGACGATACTTTTGGAGAAATTTTATTATATTTAAATAGGGAAAATAATAAGACATTCCCTTATGATCCTAAAAAGATCTCCACAGGATTTGTTCCAGAATATTATGTAGGCAAGCTATATAAATTATTAAATGTGGATTATAAAATGTTCAATTTTTCTACGAAGGATAATAATGTCGCATATTCTTATTTAAACGAAGATTATGATATAATGAGCTATACAATTTCTAATAAAATGATTAGAATAGAATATAATAATTATGAATTAAGAAACCTTATATACAAACCATATAAATATGTTGAAAATAACTATGCGCCTCCTATATTAATTATCAAGGTAGATGAGAAAGAGGTAGATAAAATTTTCAATGTTATTTTAGAAGGTAATAAATTGAATGAAGGTTATATGAAAGATCAATTAAAATCTATGAGCGAACAAATATTTTATAATGGTAAGGAATATAATTTAGATTCTGTAATATTGGCTAATTGGAATATAAATAAAAAGAACGGACACGCAATTGCAGGTATTACTTGTAAAAAAAATAAATATGTTTATAATGGTTGGACAAGAAGAAGCATGGATCCTGCTATGGCTGATAAAAATATAACAAGAAATATTCCGTGCGAACTTATGAAATACGATTGGAATATAATTAAACATAATGACTTCTGTTTAAACACAATAAAATGTATACCTGAATTATTAAAAAGGAAATTAAAAGTCAAAGATCTCTGTTTTAATTTTAGCAAAGGGTCAAGAATATTGATATATGTTCGCAAAGATGCTAAACCTGATACTTCTATAGAAACAAATACTATAACTAATAGCGTAGTTCCTGTCAAACCTAAATTTCCTAAGAAATGTCCAGAAGGCAAAGTATTAAACCCTAAGACAGGAAGATGTATATTAATAAAGAAAAAGCTACCTGTTAAGTCTCCTGTTAAGCCTATTGTTAAACCTAACTCTCCTAAGAAATGTCCAGAAGGCAAAATATTAAACCCTAAGACAGGAAGATGTATATTAATAAAGAAAAAGCTACCTGTTAAGCCTAAGTCTCCTCCTAAGCCTCCTGTTAAGCCTAAATCTCCTAAAAAATGCCCTGAAGGCAAAGTATTAAATCCTAAAACAGGAAGATGTATATTGATAAAGAAAAAGCTACCTGTTAAGTCTCCTGTAAAGTCTCCTTCTAAACCTATTGTTAAACCTAACTCTCCTAAAAAATGCCCTGAAGGCAAAGTATTAAACCCTAAGACAGGAAGATGTATATTAATAAGAAATATTAAAAAATAAATAACTTTTATAATATATTAAATAATTAGATATAGAGTTAGGTTATTGCATATGAATTCATTATCAAAAATAAAAGAAACAAAAAAAAGTATATGTTCGCGAATACTAACGCCAAAGCAAGTAGGGCCAATATGCTGGTTTATGGCTACTTTTGTTGCTATGTTTTATAGTCAGCGTAGTAGAAAAATATTACTTGAAGCATCTAAAAAGTGGGAAGTAAAGAAAGGTTTATTTCCAATATTTTGGAATAATAGGAAAAAACTATTTACATTATTAAAACATGTATTAGATGATAAATATTTAAAGACTGATAATAGAGAAGGTAAGGATTACAAGAATTACAAGAGGTTTAGCGACAATACTTTTGGCAAGATACTAACATTACTTAATAAGATTGATAAGAAATCATTTCCTTATATACCTAATTATATTACTGGAGGATTTGAGTTAGAATATTATATAGGCAAATTATATAAGTTATTAAATGTGGATTATATAATGTATGATTATAATCCGGCTGATGATGTGTTGCTTTATTCATATTTAAACGAAAACTTAAATAAGGCCTCGTATAGAATAGTAAATAGAAATATTGTGATAGAAGTGGATGGTGATAGGGATTTTAAATATGTTGAAGAAGACATAATACCACCACCGATATTGATGGTTATTGTTAGAGATGAAGAAGATACAGGAAACACACCATTTTACAGTCTGTTATTCCCTAATAATATAATAAATGAAGAAGCCACTAAAAATAGTCTAAAATCTATGAAAGAACAAATCTTTTTTAAAGGTGTTGAATATAATTTGGATGCTGTTTTATTAGCAAATTGGAATATAGGTATAGGACACGCAATTGCTGGTATCACTTGTAAAAAGAAAAAGTATATTTATAATGGCTGGACGCGAACAAGTATGGATCCATCAATGATTAACCAATTAATAACAAGAAAAATACCTTGTGAACTGATGAAGTATGATTGGAATATTAAAAATGATGGTGATTTTTGTCTAAATACAGCAAAATGTATCCCAGAAGCTTTACAGCATCAATTAAAAAATACAGACATTTGCTTTAACTTTAGCAAAGGAGGAAGGTTATTGATATATGTTCGTAAAGATGCTAATTATAATACTTCAGCTGACAGTTATAATAGTTATAATAATTATACTAATATTCCAATGTCTCTTCCTATTAAGCAAACAACAAAATCTTCCATTCCAGAGGTTAGTCTATTAAATACAAGAGCTGGTGGAAGGCGTATATTGACAAAAAAATCAAAGGTTGCTGCAAATAAGCCTCCTAAATCTCCTAAGAAATGTCCAGAAGGCAAAGTATTAAACCCTAAGACAGGTCGTTATATTTTGGATAGGAAAAGGAAGTAATATAATTATATTACAAACATCCTAAGTATCCAAGATATACATTGCATCCCCCCATTTGTGAATTGTCATATTTGTCAAAACCCTTTTGAAATTATATTGTGCTAAAAACTCATCTATTTCATTGATAAGCGCACCATTTATATATAATTCTTTGGAATTAACTTCTAAATATAATACCTTAGCGTGCTTAATAGATTTAGTAGCACCTTTCAATGCCAAAAGCTCAGCCCCTTGAATATCAAAATTCCAAAAATCATATTTAGATGCATCTAAATTATTTCTTTCAAAGAAACTATCTACGGTAATACTTTTTTGATTTATTTTGTTAATAAATACGACTCCAGGATGCTCTATAGAATGCGTACCAAACTCCAAGATACTTGAAGATTGACCATTATTTGCTACATTAAATGCTATCTTTTCATCGTCTTTGTCAGTGATAACCGCATTAAATACATTAGGTATTCCTCTGATAGTTGCTTCATAAACCTTTGAAGGAAGAGCATCAACCCATATAATATCTTCAGTTTTTATACCAAGCTTATTATTATATATGCTCAATTCTTCACAATCGTGCGCGCCTATATGAAAGCATCCATTAAGTTTTATTTTTTTACAAGCTAATACATTCTTAACCTCTTCAATATCAATAATCATCTTGTTATTATTAATATAGTTACAAAATGTTTATATATTTATACAATATATATAATATATACAATTATATACTTTTTATATTATATATAATTAGAATATAATTTATATAATGAAAAAATTTAATGAAGCACACTGTATTCGCAATACAGCATCTTGGGCACAAGTTAAACCCGAGCATAAGTTTGATTCATCAAAGTTTAAAAAGGAGGTTGTGGCAGGAGAGCTTCATTTATTATCACCAAAAATAGATGCGATGATTAAAAAGATAGCAGACCTTGATGCAAAAGATATGGCTACAGATAATAAATATTACAAACACATAATATACAGTGATATACCAGGAGTTTATGGTGCTAAAATGGTTGCGTCATCTTTAATAGCCAATGATTATACTCTTGTATATACTGATAAATTAGCTTTAAAAAAAGATATAGAAAATAATAATAAAACTTTTGGTCTTCTAACTACATCCACTGTATACAAAAAGCCTCTAACAGTTGGATTAAAGAAGAAAATGATGACCCTTATGAACGAAAGACCTGCTAATATTAATGGTGCAAATATGCGTATCATAATATTAGATTCAGGCTATAAGGAGGGACTTGATGTTTTTGATGTTAAATATATGCACATATTAGAACCCTTAGTAACAAAGGCAGAATATACACAGGTTATTGGGAGAGGAACACGATATTGCGGACAATCTGGACTACCCTTTATCCCAGATGTTGGATGGCCTCTAAATATTTATAGATATAATTTAAAATATGATAATGATAACACAGTTCACGATATATATCTCAAACACGGTAATAATAATATAAGTGCTTTTAATTTCATTGCGGATATTGAATCAATTATAATTGCATCTGCTGTGGATACTCCTCTAACAGAGAACTTGCATTTATTAAGAGATAAGAACAATCGCTTCTATGATTCAATGATGGTTAAAAATAATATCAAATTTGATAAACCCAAGCGCAAAGATTTAATTGAGGTAGTAAATAATATACGAGGGAAGATATATACCAATGATAATATAATAGACTGTAAGAACAAATGCAAAGGACCTCTTGAAGAATTCCCTTCAGCTAATGCTTTACTTATTATTGCTGCTATATTCACTATAGATAAGCTCGGATTCCGCGATAATGTTCAAATTGTAAACAAAAAAATATATATGGGAAATAAATTTAACAAAGTTAAAAATAATGTTAGAAACGACGAATTGCTAAAATATTTAAATGAGAGATACCCTAAGCCTTTATTATGTAATATGATTGATAAAAATCAAAACTTTTGCGATGCTATCAACAAGGTTTGGATGAACCCTATTAATTTTCTCAAATTATTTGGCGAGAAGATTATTGAAAATCTTAATCACTATAAAAAGATTAATGCTATTAATGATAAGAACTATGCAGATGCTATGAAATTTATTTATGAATATAAAAATAAATTAATACTTAAGAAACCCCTATTTGATTCAGTCCCTCCGAAAACCAAATTAAGTAATTTTGAACTATATAAATATGTAGAGAAACATTATGCTCCCTATAAATGGGATCCTATAGATATTGTAAATAAATGTATTACTGAAGGTGATGATGACAAACTTAATAGTAAGAAAAATAAAAAAGATTACGAACTCGTTACCTTTTCAAATACGCAAAACTTTGTTCAAAGATTTTTAACGCCCCAATCACCTTACAAAGGAATGCTATTATTTCATAGTGTCGGTTCAGGTAAAACATGTACTGCTATTTCTACAGCAACAAATACTTTTGATAGGGAAGGATACAAGATATTATGGGTAACAAGGCATACATTAAAAGAAGATATATGGAAAAATATGTTTGACAAGATTTGCAATGTGATAATACAGGAGCGTCTTAATAATGATGAAATATTACCATCAACAAAAGCAAAACGTATGGAGTTTTTAGGGAAAAATTGGCTGCCTCCTATATCATATAAGCAATTTACAAATTTAATCAAGGGAAAAAACAAGTTTTATAAGCAGATGGTTGCTTTGAATGGTTATCAAGATCCTTTTAGAAAGACGCTAATAATCATTGATGAAATACACAAAATATATGGGTCATCACTTTCAGCATTAGAAAAGCCTAATCCTGAAGTTCTTCAAACTATGATACAGAACTCTTACAAGGTTTCAGGAAAAGATTCGCTAAAATTACTTCTTATGACGGCAACGCCTATCACAGATGATCATATGAGTTGTGTAAAAATACTTAATTTATTATTAGAAGATCGCGAAAGATTTCCGGAAGAGTTTGATACATTTAAAATGATGTTTAGCAATGATAATGGGTTATTCACAGAAAAGGGATCATATGAGTTTATGAATAGGATTACTGGATTAGTAAGTTATATAGATAGAATGAATGACCGTAGTCAATTTGCATATCCCGTAATAAAGGATGTTCTAATTGAAGTTGATAGACAAAGAAGCAGTGATAGTGGATTAATAGAAATTAATAACAAAATTAAAAAATACGAAGATAATTTGAATAACAATGATTTGAATAAAGATGAAATAAAAGCTCTAAAGAAGGAGCTTACAAATATGAAAAAGGATCAAAAGAAAATTAATAAACAGAAGGAAGAACCGAAGGATATAATAGATTTTATAAATAACTGTTTTGTAAAGAAAGCAGTGCGCCGAAATCTAAAGGATAATATAGATGGTAAATCAAAGGTCAACCGTAAGAAAGTAGCAGTCGCATAGTTTTTTGTAACTTCCAGAATTTGTAAAATATAAAAATGTATGAGTGCGTTATAATGAATATAAGAATTATAGAAAAATATATATAGATATGTATATATTATTATATTCAATAGTTATATCGGCATTGATTTTTGCTGCCTATCAATACCTTGACAGCATAAATAGAGATGCGATAACGCAACCATACGATATTACGAAGGATCTGCTAACAGTTAATAACATTATGATATATATTTTAATAGTATCTATAGTATTCTTTATAATGTATATGGGATTTAATGAAGACCCTGATGTATTCTCTTCGCTGGGATTATTTGACAATGATAATAATTCAAACGATATTAAAAAAACTAATGTTAACCCGAGTATTTTAAGAAATACTACAGACCCTATGAAAATGGGATTTGAACCCTATAATAGCGGTGGTTCAAAGAGTAGTTCCGATTCTGACTCCTCTTCAGTAATATCCTCCGTATGCTCCGCTGATAGCGAATAATTTATATATATTCCTTAGGGTCTACATTTAGAACTTTCAAAATGCGCTTATATAATATCGGTGAAAAGTTAGCAACCGAACAATTCTCATATTCTTTAATTATTTTTTCTTGAATTCCTAATTTGCGTGCTAAATCTACCTGCTTCCACTTTAAGGCATTCCTTGCTGTGGAAATTGCTTGCGCCTGTGCGTGTGTTATTTTGTTTAACGCAGGCAATTCCTCATTATTCAATCGCTGAAATTCCTTATTACCTGCAGGTTTTGCTACAGTATGATGGGCGTCCTTCTTTTGTGTTTCAACCGCATTTTTACTTCTAATTACAACAGGTTTCCAATCTTGATATATTGCGCTCATTTATATATATTGTATGATATATTATTTATATAAATTTAATTAAAATATTCAAAATATATAGATTAGACTATAAATATAATGTTTAGATTTAGAAAAAGATCAAATCGTATTGGTATCTATAAACCTGCTGATGAAGGTGCAATAAATGTAAGAGATGTTGAAACTGCATTTAACAAAAGCAGTAGCAAAAGCAGTAGTAGTAGCAGCAAAAGCGGCAAAAGCGGAAGCAAAAATGAAGGTTCTATTTCTGCTCCAGTAAATTGGAATGTAGGTGTTGGATTACATGGTTTAACAAGTATTAAAAACAGGAGAGTTCTTGCAGATGTAATAACTCACAATTTTCCTACACCAACTAAAGGTATTTTTAATAAGGGTTTAATAGATTATTTATTATATTATAAACTACTTGATAATGAAAAGGAATTAATAAAATATATATCGGAAATAACTGTAATATACTTGAATATGGAATTAACGCCTCAAATCATAAAGCTATTAAGATTAACTATAAAATATTCTTTACATATTCACACAATAGTCTTGATAAACATAACTTTAACTTTGAAAATAATAAAAATATTTAGGGTAAATGAGTTTCTTAGTATTAAAAATTTAATGGTAAGTAATATAAAACTTCCTAATGATGATGATAAAGAAGTTATTATTGATGAGCTGATAAAAATGATTAAGAAAATGACTAATATTGAAGTTCTTGATTTTAGCGGATTTAAAATATATAATATATATAAAAATTGCCCAAGTAGAACACATACAGTAAGATATAAATTTGCTAAATTATTTAATAATTTAATATTAAAGTTAGTAAATTTACAAATTTTAAATTTTACTTATAATACTATGAATAAGACTGAGTATGATATGATTTTTCAAACACATACAATAAATAATATAACATTTGAATATTGGGATAATGAATACGCAACAGGTACTTTTATAAAAATATTTAAGGATGGAAAGAATGGAATGTATAGAAGAATAGATATAAATGCATCCCCTAATTTTATTGTAGATATGGATAATGATGTATTAATAGCAACTCATATAAATCTAAATGTTAATGTAAGAATTAAAATAGAAGAGCATTTTATTGAAAATGTTGCAATTAAAGGAGGTCGTAAATTAAGAAAAAAGAAATCCGTGAAACCTACTAAGAAAAAGATAAATATAAAAAGATAAATATAAAAAACTATATATAAAGGATTCTATAATATATCAATATATAATATGTCAGGCCTGAGCGCATATTTAAATAGCAAAGGGGTTGAAGAGTTAGAAGGAAATGTAGGGGGGTGTTCGCCACAATATTTAGATTTAATAGAGTTAACAAAGAAACCCATTGTTAATGTAATGGAGATTGGTTTTAATGCTGGGCATTCTGCAGAGTTATTTTTGAAAAATAACGATGATATACATTTAACATCTTTTGATATTGGTGTACATACTTATCTGTTAGATGGGAAAGCATATATTGATGCGATATATCCTAATAGACATACGCTAATTCTTGGTGATAGCAAAATGACTGTTGCTAACTTTTACAAAAATAATAAAGATAAGAAATTTGATTTTATATTTATTGACGGAGGACACGACTATGAAACTGCTAAGGCTGATCTGGAAAACTGTTTTCACTTGGCACACAAAGATACTATTGTAGCACTTGACGATACAATTTATAGACAAGATTGGACACAATTCTGGACTATTGGTCCTACTCTAACTTGGACACAACATTTGGAGCAAAATAAGATTACTGAATTGAATAGAATTGAGTATGCGACAGGACAAGGTATGAGCTGGGGTAAATATACATTTTAAGATTTACTCATATTCTCCAATATTATTTTATTTATTTTTATATAATATAGAATATTGTTTGTTATGTGCTGGAATGCATCCGTATCATTAAATACATATATATTTGGCTTATTTGCTTCGTCGTTTGCATATTATAATGGTGTAATTGATTTACTTGGATTTATATTATATCAATCAATACTTCTTATACAATTGATAGAATATTTTATATGGTCTAAAACATTTTCTAACAGATTACTATCTCAAATAGCATTATTTGTTATAATTTGCCAGCCAATGTTTAATATTATAAAAATAGAAAATAGACCAGAATTGATTCCATATATATTAGTAGCATATATTTCAATTGTTGCAATAGTATACACATTTATAATCCCATTAAATACAGTAAATTTTTCATCAGTTCCAAGTAAAAATGGACATTTGGCTTGGAATTGGTTGAATGTTAATATTTATTTAATACTAATATGGCATATATTTATATCAGTACGATGGATAATTGATGGAATATATTCATATTTAATAATAGTATCATTATTACTAATTATATCAATAGTATTGTATAGAGAAACTAATACTTGGGGATCTATGTGGTGCTGGGTGTGTAATATTTTATCATTCTATTTAATATTTGAAGTTTTTTACAAAGATTTTTGTAAAATATAACGATTACAATATATCAAAATATTTATGTAAAACATTCTATTTTTTACTTATTTATATATAATATTCATAATATATTATAATAATTACTGAATACGCAGTCATTGTATATTATTTATCAGTAATCATATCATAATAGAACCGTTTATTTAGAGAATAATAGCAGGAAGGTTTAAACTTTCTTCCAAATAAACTTTTGCTTCTTAATAAATGATGTAATTCTTCCTCGCTAATGCTTTTATAATTTTTCAATTCTCTTAAAGATACATATTTATACTTCATATCTTCCCAATTAGCAAATGTTGTTGCCATTTCAGGAGGCTCTTCATATGATGTTGATATTATTTCATTAGATAATGTTGATGTATTATTAATATTATTACCATATACATATGATAAATATGAAATATAACAAAGTTCATCAGGTGCATAGGTATCTTTGAACCATAATAAGTAATCATCTGCACCTCTTAATAGTAATTCACTGTGTGGTCTATTAAGAATACACCATTGCGAAGCTTTATTAATATGTATTTTAGGAATATATTTTAGAGCAACTTTGCAATCTGGAAAGCAATCATCTGGATGTGCTATATGAAAATAGGAATGTTTAGTATCAAGTAGATTATATATATAATTGAAGGATTTTAAAGGAATACACGAGCCCGATAAAAATATAAAGTGTTTATTATTTGCATCTTTTAATGCCTCCTTAATCAATAAATTTTGAGCTTTCACTATAGAAATATCCGCATATTTAGTAGCTATTGTTTTATTTATTTTGTAATTATTGAAAAATTCTAAATTATCATTTATTTTGTAATGAATATAAATACTATATTTATTTTTGCTTATTCCATTAAAGAAATTAAACCAGATGCTTTCGTGGTTAATTATGTCGTATATTAAAAAGAGAAATGCTATTTTATTCATTCTCAAAGAAGCTTTTATAAATATATTATTAATTCATATATTTATATAGTAAAAATAAGTGTTCACGCTGGGACTTGAACCCAGAATCTTCGCTTCATAAGAGCGACGCCCTAACCGATTAGGCCACGCGAACAAGGTAGCTGGATATTGTTCCCAATTCCACTACATACTATATAATATAGGTAATCCTTATATCATTTTACACTTTACACTTTACAACCTCTCTTTATTGGATTAATTTTAATGGCATATTCATTGGTGCTCATAGGTTCTAACAAATCGCTGTCTAATCTGTTAGAATATGCATTAGATTTATCGGGCATCTTTGTAATACTGCAATTATCAAATACGGGTGATGATTGATAAACCATTCCTATGTTTCCGGTATCTCGCGCTGCTATACTATTCTCAAAAGCTTTCTTGCTTGACATTTCAATTTCAGAGGGATCAGAGTTAATATTAATATTTCCGGGATTTGGTGTATATCCGGCGCTCATCATAATACCCTCTCGTGTTCCGTCAATTTCAGCATTTTCATCTGCCGTTCTGTCTGTCTGTCTAAAATCTCTTCCTGAGCCAGCTATCCCGTATTCATTTGTGTCAGATAAGAATTGCTTGTGGGTATTCTTGAGTTCTACATTGGCATTCATATATCCACCGAACAAACCTTCTAATACCCCACCTAAAAATCCATACTCCGATTTTCCTTTAATAAGAGTCTCTTTTGTTGTTGTTTTGGCTACTAAATCAGGGTTATATAGAGTTACTCTGTAAGTCGTGCCGCCAATATTGCGAATGCTGTCTATTTTGGGCAATGTTTGCCTCAGCGTCTTCTTAGCATCATTTTCATCAAACATAATATATCCAACGCCCTTCTCACCCTTAATATTCGCGATATTCGTATCGTGTATCATTGTTTCTTTCATAGTGGTTTTTGCAGTATCATTTAAAGCAGAGTATGTTTCCTTATTACCTGATAAATTCATTAACTCGCTATCGTGAACTGTAGTTTCTTTCACTGTGGTTTTAGCAGTATCATTTAAAGCTGAATAAGTCTCTTTGTTTCCTGATAAATTGATTAATTCACTGTCTTGTAGAGTGGTTTCTTTCACGGTAGTCTTTGCTGTATCATTTAACGCCGTATAGGTTTCCTTGTTGCCAGATAAATTGATTAGCTCGCTATCGTGTATGGTTGTTTCCTTCACAGTAGTTTTCATAATATGATTGTCGGGGTCATATGTGGTCGCTTTGCTTGGTATTTGAATGCTTGGATTGCCTACAGCCCGTGTAGACTCAACTGTGTATTCTTTCATCGTATATTTAAGAGCATCCATTATAGGCGCTACGATAGCCTTCACAAGAGAGCTAACATTTGATACTACTGTTCGCGTTTCTGTAGTATTGCGCTCATTATCATATATCATAATATTACTTTTTCCGTAATCATTCTCAAAACCCTGTCCTGGGGAGTTTTCGCTATATTTTGCAGCTCCTTTGTAATCCACGTGAAATTCTTGGCGAGCGGTAGGTCTTATATTTTGCGCTGGTCTCTCCGCTTCTTTTGTAATTGCCCCTGTAGTTTTTAGCCACATATCTGGGGTTACTTCATAATTTGTGTCCGGTCTATTTTTGTCAAATGGTGTTATAATGCTACGCTGAGTAGTTCCTTTAGGGGGCGCTTGAATAGGCAATTCAAAATATGTTTCTTTTTGATTAATTTTACTCCGTAATTCATCTAAGCTACGCGGTTTAGCGTAGTCTGCAGTTTCCATTTGATGAAAGCCACCAGTGGGAGCTGCATCAAATCCCTTATTAATACCAGGACCTACTCTTATCTTTTCTATTGGGAAAAAATTATTAACACGAGCAGAATTATTTATACGGGACTTAAGAAAATCGTCATTATTTTTCATACTACATACATTTCCCCCAGCGTTCATTTCAGGCTTGAATAAACAAGGTACTTCTTTCTTATTTTGCCAAAACTGATTATTCCCCATTTTAGTATCAAAGACTGATGACATATTTTCTATATTAGTATTTTGCGTCACATTTTTTCTTAAAAAAGGCTTCATATTATTATGTGAAAATTCGCTTTTGTTTATCATTTGACCAGTCAAAGATGAAACAAAGTTGTCGGTGTCATTTGCTCCAGATTCATTTGCTGACTCAATGCGAGCGAACATATCAGCATATGAAGGTTTTGCTACAATACCTGTCTCAAATGGCGTTTTTGCCTTTTCATATAATTTATTGCTTCGCTTCTGCTCGT